CTATTTTTCGCTGGGGGTGCGTGGCAAATACGGCGAAGCAAATCGAAATCAGATACCATGAGCCGGGCCTGTTTCCATCTTTGTGCAGGTCCGGCTTATTCATGTGGTTTTGATCTCATATCATTTAACAGGAAGGAGCTGTTGTCCATGGAAAATACGAGAAGCATAGATGGAATCTGTACACTGGTGGATATACGTGATGTGTCCGTCAATAAGGAACTTCCCCGTGAAGAACGCATTGCCGAGTTTGTACGGCAAATCAAAAATCCTTACCGCTTTAAGTGTGGTCGTTTTACTGTGCAGGCCAGTTTTGCCGCAGGCGGCGCTACCCTGGAGGAATGTATCAAGGGTATTCTGCGGTAATTTTCTGACAGATTTTTCAGAAAGCTGCTGACTTTCCCGCAAGTCCGTGATAGAATAAGAATCGGAAAAGGAATTGAATACCGGCTCAGCCACACTTCTTGAATTGCGGGGAATTTTCCGTGCAATGAAAGGAGTGTTTTTTTATGCAGGTTTACAAAGCCATCAAGTACATCCGACTTTCTTACACGGATGACAAAACCGTGGAAAGTGACAGCGTTGTCAACCAGCGGCGGCTGATCGATGACTACATTGCCAAGCACCCGGAAATTGAAGTCGTGGCCGAGAAAATCGATGACGGTTACAGCGGCGTTCTGTTTGACCGCCCGGCATTTCAGGAAATGATGCGCATGATTGAACAGGGTGAAGCTAACTGCGTTATCGTCAAGGATCTCTCACGTCTGGGGCGTGAGTACATTGAGACTGGCCGCTATATGCGTCGGGTATTCCCTGCCTATGGTGTCCGCTTTATTGCCATCAACGACAATGTGGATACAGAGAATGACGCAGCAGATGACCTGACGGTTTCCGTCAAGAACATTATGAATGAAGCGTACTGCCGGGACATTTCCGTTAAGACCCGGAGTGCTCTGGATGTAAAACGGCGCAGTGGCGATTTTGTTGGTGCCTTCACGATTTACGGCTATCTGAAAGTCGGTGACAAGCATAAGCGCTTGGAGGTGGACGAATACGCCGCCAACGTAGTGCAGGAGATTTTCAGAAAGCGCTTGGAGGGTTTCAGTGCTTCCCATATTGCCGAGGAGCTGAACAGAATGGGTATTCTCTCTCCACTGGCCTATAAGCGGAATAATGGGATGCCCCATGCGAAGGGGGGCTATACGGACCGAAAGGATTGCAGGTGGTCCGCTACCACTATCATCCGTATTTTGCAGGATGAAACCTATACAGGAACGCTGGTACAGGGAAAGCAGACTACCCCGCATTTCAAATTGAAGGAGCGTGAGGACAAGCCTTCTTCCGAGTGGATCCGTGTGGAAGGTGCCCACGAAGCCATCATTACGAAACATGATTTTGACTTGGTGCAACGTCTCCGGCGGATTGATACCCGGACTTCTCCGAAGGCAAACAAGGTATATCTGTTCTCCGGCATTTTGATTTGTGGATGCTGCGGCAGCCGTATGACCCGAAAAACCAACCGCTATAAGGACAAAGAATATAACTACTATTACTGCCCAACCGGAAAGAAACACGGCTGTACTTCGTCGGTTATGCTGAAGGAAACGGATTTGATTGAGTGTGTGCAAAACAGTCTGAAAGGCCATATAGAAAATGTGGCCTCTCTGGATGCACTGCTGTCCTCTATCAGTCAGGAACGGATCAACCAGGAACTGGCACAGGAATACGCCATGCAGATCCGGGTGAATGAAAAACAGCTTGCCCGTGTCGAAGGATTCAAAACCAAACTCTATGAAAATCTTGTGAGCGGGATTTTGACCAAGGAAGAATTTCTCTCTTACAAGCGAAAATACAACAATGATATTGAACTTTTACAGAATGCCATTGCAGAGTGGAATGAAAAATTGACGGATGTTCTGGAAAACCGTAGCGAGCGGAACCGCTGGATCAATCACTTCATGCAGTTCTCTACCATGGAGGAAATCGACCGCAGAGCGGTCATGCAGCTGATTCGCAGCATACGGGTTCTTGGAAAGAATGAGCTCCACATTGAATTTAACTATCAGGACGAATACCAGAAGGCTATTGCACTTGCAGAGCAGATCGCCACACAGGAAGATGAAAGGAGGGCTGGCTGATGGCAAGAAAGAGCAGAAAACACCCGATTCCCACCGCACCAGCACCAGCCCTTTCCATTCGGGTGGCGCTATATATCCGGCTTTCCGTGGAGGACAACAAAAAGCGGGGCTGTTCCATAGAGAACCAAAAGCTGGTGCTAAATGATTTTCTGGCAGATAAACCGGAGTTTGTTGTTTATGACACATATATCGACAATGGAGCGACCGGTACGAACTTTCACCGGGTAGGCTTTCAGCAGATGCTTTCGGATATAGAAGCTGGACATATCAACTGCGTCATTGTTAAAGACCTTTCCAGACTTGGCCGCAATTCTATTGATACCGGCTACTATATTGAGCAGTATTTTTATTCTCACAATGTCCGCTTTATTGCCGTTACAGATCAGTTCGATACCGCTGATTCCGACAACCTGCATGGCGGGATCATGCTACCTCTGAAAAATATGATTAATGAGGCATACGCTCTGGATATTGGCCGAAAAATCAAAGCTCAGGCACGCCAGGCTATGAAAGATGGTGATTATATTGGAGCACGAGCACCTTACGGTTATCGCAAAGACCCGGAAAATTGCCATAAGCTGCTGGTCGATGAAGCAACCGCTCCCGTGGTCAAGCAGATATTCGAGTGGGCCAGTGACCGTGTAGGGTTGAACCGCATTGTCCGCAATCTGAACGAACTGGGAATTCCAGCACCAAGCCATTATAAGCAGGCCACTGGTGAGATCACCAGCCCAGGTCTGATTGGCAACGGTAAGTGGCAGACGCGGACTGTAATGAAGATTTTGGAGAGCGAAGGCAGGTCAGAGCTGGTAAGGACAACCTGATCATAGCCAAAGGCACCCATGAGCCGATTATCAGTCATGAGTTGTTTGAGACAGTACGGGAATACCGAAAAGAGGTTTGGACAGAAAGCAAATCAAAGCCTAAGAATCCCTACACGGCAAACATCTTCAAAGGAAAAGTATTCTGTGCTGATTGCGGCCACAGCCTCCACCGCCAGCGAGCTGTACGGAAGAAGGAGCCAGATATTTACTGGTTTCACTGCCTGACGAACAGCCGTATCGCCAAGGATACCTGCAAGGGTGTGATGATACAGGAAACAGAACTGATCTCCACAGTCACCGCTATCCTGGAAAAGGAACTATCCGTTGCTCTTGGCATGTCCCTTCCGCTTTTTCAGTTAGAGGCAAAGCAGAAACAAGGAAAAGATACATTGCGGGCCAAGATGTCCGTCAAGCGGCAGGAAATCGAGAAAAAGCAGCGCCTGATTCGTGGATTATATGAGAACTTCGTACAGGGCGTCCTCACCAGCGAAGAATATTTCGATATGAAAGCTGATTATGAAGCCCTCATTTCTGAGCTGTCCGGCGAGATCGAACAGCTTGAAATCGGTATGGAAACACTGGATGATCAGCTTGCCAAATATAAGGAAATGGAGCAGGATGCTAAAACGCTGGCACAGGACCATGCTCTGACAGCAGAGCTTATCGGGCGGCTGATTGAGCGTATTGAAATTGACCATGAGCGGAACATCCATGTCAGCTTCTATTTCAAAAGTGAATTTCAGGGAAAGGAGGCGGCAACATGCGGCGTTATGTGATTGCACTTTATATCCGGCTGTCCTTAGAGGACTTTCGGACGGAAAGTTTGAGCATTCCAAACCAAAAGCTGATCCTCCGCGAAAAGGCTATGTCCATCCCTGAATATGAGGACTGCGAGATCCTAGAATATGTAGACAACGGTCACAGCGGCACAAACTTTGAACGACCTGCTGTGCAGGAACTTCTGACGATGGTACAGGCCGGTCAGATCGACTGTATTATCGTAAAGGATCTTTCCAGATTTGGCCGCAACAGCATTGAAACCGGCTACTTTATCGAGCGGGTATTTCCTCTGTATCACACCCGCTTCATCTCCGTCAGCGACGATTTTGATACTGCCAATTTCAAAGGCGATACAGGTGGAATCGATGTTGCCTTCAAGTATCTGATCAGTGAGTGTTACAGCCGGGATATGTCTATGAAAACCAAGAGTGCCAAGTACGCTAAAATGCGTCGTGGCGAATATCAGAGCGTGATTTGCCCTTACGGTTATCAAAAGAGTTCTGACGGACGTATGGAGCCAAACGAGGAAGTAGCCGGGATCGTCCGGCAAATCTTCCATTGGGCAGCTGATGGCTGCACAGTAGCAGAGATCACGCGAAAGCTATATGCCGGGAATATTCCGACGCCTGGCGAATACCGCAAAAGCAAAGGCAAGGAGCATTATGATGTTTCCAGGACCAACGGAGTCTGGAGCAATTCAACTATCCTTCGGATTTTAGCGGATGAACGGTATATCGGCACCTATGTCATTGGAAAAAGCAAGGTCAAGGAGATTGGCAGTCGCCAGGTACGGCGCAAAGATGAAAGTGAATGGTTTAAGATACCTGAACACCATCCCGCTATTATCAGCAAAGAACTATTTGAACGGGCCAATGCTTCTATCCACAAGTTCACTCTGCCCCCCAAAAAACAGCGGAATTATCTGCTCCGAGGTAAGGTGTATTGCGGATGCTGTGATCACGCCATGTCGCTCCGAAATGATTCTTTATTCTATTGCCGCCATGCACAGGTCGCCAGAGATCTTCCTTGCTATGGGGTAAAGGTACGAATGTCCGAACTGGAACAGGCGGTATTTGAGATCATCCGGGGCCAGGTAACATCGGCTCTTGGAATCGACACCAGCAAGGACAAACTGGATCTGCAAACGGTTCAGCAGTCCGAGCATGAAGAAAAACTGCGTGCCATTCAGGCAGCAAAACGGCAGCTTTACGAACAGTATGCGCTTGGAGAAATTGATTTGGAGACCTACCAAGTTCAGAAAGAGAAACTGGATACAGCTCTGATAAAAGCAAAAAATGTCCATGCGGTCATCACCGCACAGACAAAACAGATTCAGTGTGATTATGAAGCGAGGTTGAAGCAACGTGAGATCACGCAAGAATTAGGCAATGCGAATACCTTGACGCAAGCCCTGATTGACCGGCTCATCAAGAGAATTTACCTCTTTCCGGGAGACAGGATCGAAATCGAATATGTAACGCAGGATTTCCTTGGAATAGGAGCGCCGGAAAAGGAGGCATAGGCTATGAGCACCCGATGGACGGCCGGGGCAGCGATTCTGCTGCCCCGAAAGCCTCAAAAATATTTCTATATTTTTTTGTCTTGGGCTTGACATACGGGTGCCGGAGATCATGGAAACGTACTCTTGGAATTCCGGCCCTTGCCAGCACGCGCTTCAGCATATTGTTCACACTGTCCGGTGAAATGGGGCCGCCGTTGGGGGACGGGAATACATATTCGTCATTTGTCTTTGCCTTCTGCTGCTTGAGAACTTCTACCGCCTGTTGGGAAATTGCCACGGTGCGGTAGGAGTTCTTTGTTTTCAGCGGCGCTTCCACAATCTGACCATCTACCCTTGCGACTTGACGTTTGACACGAATAACTCCGGCATCCAAATCAACGTCTAACCATTTTAATCCCAGCAGCTCCCCACGCCGTAGACCTGTGGACAGTTCCGTATAGTACATTTCATAGACACCGCTGGCTTTCGCCTCTACCAAGAATGCGCGGAGCTGCTCGGCTGGAATGGTCTGCATTTCTCTGTGTTCAACCTTTGGCAGCGCCACTGCTTTGCATGGATTTTCTGGAATGATCTTCTGCGCTGCCGCAAAATCCATTGCCGAAGAAATCACCTGGTGAATGTTTCTGACCGTTTTCGCGGACAATCCTTTGGGCTGGTGCTCCGATTCAATCCGTTCCACCCTGCCCTTGGCCATGAGCTTTCGGTACAGCCTTTGCAATTCCATTGTGCTAAGCTTTTCAATGGGAAGTTTCCCTATGTACGGCGTAATGTGGTTGTCGATGTATCCTCGATAAGTCTGGTGCGAAGACGGCCTGACTTTTAATTTGCAGACATTTTCAAACCATTCGTTCATCCATTGAGTGACAGTATATTTCCCTATCTGACGGAAATCGACTTTTTTACTTTTCTCAATGGCAAGTTTCATTTTCTCTTTGACTTCTGCCTGCGTTTTCCCCAGCACATTTTTGAATACTTGCTTTCCGGAAACCGGATCTCTGCCTACTGTGTATCGTCCCTCCCAACGTCCATCTTTTCGTTTGCGAATATTTCCCTCTCCGTTGGATCTTCGTTTTGCCATTGTATCACCCTCCTTTTTGTACCGCACACATTACCACACTACTTCTTCAATATCCATTCACGAAATCCAACAAAATTATGTAA